TGTACGCAGGTTTCTCTGAATGGTGTGCCGTCGATGATTTCTTCCCGTAGCATATCCAGCTCATTCCGGTTCTTTTTGTAACTGTACAGTTCAAACTCGACATATTTCCATACTGCATGTGGTATTTTGGTCTCTGATGCCATTGAATCCTCCCTCTATATCAACCGGATTGTGTCCGGGTTATTTTGTCTCTCTGCGCTTTGGCTGCGGTACTGGCGGCATGGGTATTTTGGAGACCATTAGCGGCGCTTGCGTAACAAATCCTTTGCAGTACGGGCAGCGCCCTCCGCTCGATATTAAAAACTGCCAATGATCCTCCTTTCTTTTGAATCGCCACGCCTTCTCGCACTTATAACACGTCCAGATATATTTGCCTGGTCTATTGATGACTTTTTGCCATAGCTTCTTAATGAGCGTCATCGCCTGCCCTCCCTTCCTGTGATATGCCCGTCCAAATATCCCTCGGCATATCCGGACGAACGCCCATCTGCCTTCCCGTTGGCATATCCCAATATCATCGCCCCGGCTATCAACCCCGCCATGACTGCGTAGAATAATAGGCTCATTTATCCTCCTTTTCCGCGTCGACGATTCTTGTAATAATCCTGAAGTCCACACGAGCCGCAGAATATGTCTGTCCGGCAAGCCAGATGATTCCGTTTTTATCGGCCTCCTTTTGGGTCGCTTTATTCCCACACGCGATTCCCAATAAGAATCCCCCGATCCAAGCAAACGTCAATCCCAATATTGTAATCATTTCTCGTCACCTACTCTCTTGTTCCATGCGGCGATGGCTTCCTCTTCAGAGGTGAAAAAGTCATGTATGATTATGCTGCTCATAAAACAGTCATCATTGGAACAATGCGGCTGAAAGCCAAATTTTGTGTTGTAGGATGAGAGGGATTCTTCTCCGCAGAAAGGACACGATTTTAATTCGCTCATTTCTGTACTCCTCTCCATATCGCATGGCAATGGTCATATTTGTTAAGTTCACATCCTACCGGTTTTGTCTGTTTTTTGCGTGGATCTAAATAATCAATATATCTTTTACAATATTGGCAATCGTTTTTGGATGGCTCATTTCTAAGAATTTCTTCCAAATCCCTTATCGCCGCATCTCGCTCTGCCCTGATTCGCTGCATTTCATCGGCGTATTCGCTGCAATATCCCACACCGGATGTGATTGATTTACCGCAGTTGTTGCAATTCATGGTCAGCCCTCCTTAATATGGCCCGCTCTTCCGCTTCACGTTGCATTTGTCGAATACTGCTGTTGGCATCAGTTTGCCAACATATCGCCGCAGTTGGCGCAAAGTGCCCTCTTTCGCCGCTTTGCATTGTTTGCCGCAATATGCCTTCCGGCGACATTTTGAGCAGATGCCATCGGTTTTCCATTGGTCTGTATTGGTCATTTTGACACCTCCCTAAATCACACTAAAAATGTCCATTTGTCCTTTTTCTTCCTTGCCTTCCGCCAGGGCAACCTCCGCCCTGGCCAGGCATTGGGCGAAGCTCTCGAGATAGGTCTTGTTGTTTCGGTGCCGCCGCATTGTTATAAGGTCATCGCCCTCTATGGCCTTTTCTAGGCCGTTGACATAATTTAAGACATTGTGGATACTTATCTTTTCCTGTTGTTTTGGCCTGAGCCTGCCGGCAATAGCACGCAGCTTTTTGAACGCCTCGTCCTGTCTGTATTCATCTAGTGCCGCTTTAGCCATCTGCCGGATTTCGTCAGCGTTGGCCATGTAATCCTTATCCACTTCTTCCGGCGGCTCTCTGTGGTATTCTTCCGGCAGCTCTGTGCCGTTTTCGTCGCAGAATGTCCTAATTTCCTGCCTTGCGACAGTTATGTGGTTTCTCACAAGATTCATGTTCACGCCATCCGGCCAAAATGGGTCTTGCCCGCCGCAATCTTTTAGGTGTTGCCATCTCCGAAAGCCTGCGCTCAACCTATCCACCAATGACCGAAGCCGCTTCTCTGTTGTTATCGGTTGGCGTAGCATGTAATTTCCTCCTTTTGCAGCGCCATTTTTATGAGCCTCTTCGCTTGACAATCCCGGCATATTTTCCCGATGCCGCCCAAGCCATACAATGTGTTTTTGCCCGTTGGGTTCCTGAAGCTCAATACCGGCAATTCGCGGCCGCAGCATGGGCAAACTTTCATTTGCGGCGATCCGTATTTCGCCAATTCATCCGGCGACAGCTTGTATGATATTACCGGGCCGGCATTCGGCTCCGGCGCAGGCAATGGTCCAGCCATTCGTTTGACGTTATTCACTTTGCCCTCCTTGCTGACGTAGGTCCCATATGACATGTGCAATGCGTTCGCCTTTGCGGCGGCGGCTATGAGGCTTTCTGTAGGCTTTCGCTTGGGTTTTGGCTCTGGTAAGCGTTTCGGCTCTTGCTCGTATTTCCGTTTTGTACAGCCGCATGATTTCGTTTCACCGCGGCTCAGGCTATGGCCGAACACGATCCGCTCTGTGCCGCAATCGCATCGGCAGCGCCAACGCGTTTGTCCGCGCGAGTTTTCAACCCGATTTATGACCGTCCACTTGCCGAATCTCATCCCGGTTAAATCGAGCGCTTTTCCCATTAGTCCTGCACTTCCTCGATGGAGAGTGTGAAGCGGTATTTGGCCATCGTAACGAGGACGCTCGATAGGTTGTGCATCCTGTTTGTGATGTTTTCCCCATCGCCTTCGCCGTCGATGTAAAGCGTCATTTTCAGGCCGGATTTCGGAGCGTTCGCCCCTTCCGGTGCCTTGAGCTTAATCGCGCCCGGATTGATCTTTGCTTCGGCCTTGATTTTTGGAGCGACACTCCCTGTTGAGTTTACTTTTCCTTCTTTGTGCCTAGCAGCTGCCATCTCTGATCTCTGGCGGCTCATTTCTTCTAGGCACTCATCGCATGTATTGACATAATATGTGCTGCTAAATTTATCTCTCGGCTTTGTCTTGCCGCATTTCTTGCAGGTCTTTGTTCTTAGCACATCATTCGTGATAACATCCGTATCGTTCGCGGTTTCCTTGGTCTCTATCGTCCTCGCTTCGTTGTTGCACATCATTGTCTTGCCCTCCTTTTTTATTCTGATACACTCATGGCATATGGCTCCGACTTTGCCGGATATGCCAGTCGTGAAATGCAATAGTGATTTCTCCTTGCCGCATAAAAGGCAGCGTTTCGTGGATACCGGGCCGTATTTGGCCAATTCCTCAGGGGAAAGCGTGTAGGTTTTGACTTCGCTTGAGTATTCCGCGGGCCTTTCGAATATCGGCTCATGGTCGATATCGATGGTCAATCGGCCACACTTCATGTTATTTCCTCGATTTCTACGACCACACCGTCGCCTGTGAAAAACTTCTGGGATAACTCTTTGACATATTTCCTGTTGTCGTCCTTGATCACATGCCCCTTTAGTCCATCGATGATCATTTTGGACAAGTAACCGTGATTGTCGATGTCGAGGCGGTCGTCGTATAGAATCGTGATCTTCACCGGGTTCTCATATGGCTTCTTCGGGATCTTCTGTTGTAAAAGTGCCGCCTTGACCACCCATTGAACCTCTTTAACCAGATCATCTTTCTCGACCCAGTGTGCGCCCGGCTTAACCTTGTTTAGGCCATATCTGTAGTTAACATTCAGTGCAAGATTGATTCTCATACATCCTCCATCTTGTAGGTGATGACCGGCCCCGGCAGCTCGTCCTCTTTGTTGTGCGAGGATGTTAAGAGCGTTCGCGCGTAACCGCCACCGTCGCCCGGCCCGCTTTCTTCATCGTAGCGGTCATAAAGGATGACCATGCCTGCCGCCCGGCCATGATGTAATTCGGATTCGAGAAATTCCCTTATGTGGCGCGTTCTCATGTTTCCTCCATCATTTTTACCCATACCGCCTTGTCGTCAAAATACTGGTGCGCGAAAACTTTCGTACTGTCGCCGTATATCTCGATGATCTCCGGCAGATTGCGGTTTATGGTATCGAAGAATAGCCCTCTTGTGTTACACCAGGCGACCGCCTCTTTAAGCCGTTCGTTTGTACGGCACGTCCAGAGAATAAGTTTCGTTCCTGCCGCTTTTTCTTCGATGAGGTGGCATATCAGCGGATAATTCGCCTCGCCGATGGCCGGCCACCGATCGGAGCATAACGTGCCGTCAAAGTCAACGGCGATGATTTTAGGGATCATTCGATTCCCTCCCAGTTTTTATTGCCCCGGCGCACCGGGCGCGCTTCGGTCGGCTCCGGTTTTGGCGTCTGGATTCTGTTGCCTTTTTCCCAGTTGATAACTGCCGCCTTCCAGTTTTTCATCCTGTTCTTACCAACCATCCAGCCATTCGATTCATAGAAGTAATAGAATTTTTCCGGATCGATGCCCTTGCCGCGCTCTTTACAGTAATCAGCCACATCAGACAAGGAAGGAGGGGAGAACCGGGGCGATTTACTCGCCCCAATATCCTTACTATCCTTACCTAACTCTAACCTATCCTTACCTAACCTAACCTGTGTATCCAATTCGTTGACAACCTGTAAACATTCTGTTGACAAGGCTTCTTCATTCATTGTATAGGACTTGTTTTCGTCCAATGTTAACAACGATTTTTCGTTCTTATACTTGGTTTCAATGTACCTGTCTTTTGCAATAAAGTTGTGGATTTTCCAATGCTTTATAACGACGATGCCCGATTCGAAAGGGATGATGAATTTCTTGGCTATGAGCAGTTTTATATCATCATCCTTCGCCCCAACGATCCGCATCACTGACTTGGGCTTATTGATGAATCCATCATCATCAGCCCGCATTGACAAGTGGAAATAGAGAAGTTGGGAAGATTGAGGCATATCAAGAAAAGCGTCTGAGTCTATGATTGTCCTGGCAAACATCCTTCTTTCTGCCATCTACTCACCGCCCTTAAGGAATTGACTAAAGATGACATCAAACACCTCCCTGGAACACGCTGCGCTGTCGTTATAGATTTCTGATCCAGAAAACCTCAATACAACCCTCCCGGTTTTAACAAGGTCACGCTCGCGCTCCTTGTCCCTCTTCGCCTGCTCTTTGGTCTTTTCGTGGAAATCGTGGCCGTCGCACTCAACAACAAAGCAAATTCCATAGCCCTTTGATATACAATAAACAGGGATTTCTATGTCCACCCTGTATTTTTTATTTCCGGTGTCTACTTCGCTTTGCGTGTGTATACCAACAACATCCAAATCCGCAAGTACCAGCTTCTTCCTTAGGTAAAACGCCTCCAGGTCCATAGTGAGAGCCAACACCATGAGCTGTTCAATTGGCGACTCGCATCCTCTTATAGACTCAATTAGGTTCATCCTTGTTAAATCAACCCATGTGTCTATGTCTTGCGCCACAATTTCTTCAAGATGCTCCATAACATAATCGCTGGAATAATTATCGCCGTCTTTAAGCGTAAAGTAGTTCCTGCTCATCCATTACCTCCTAGAACGGACAATCCGCCATATCGAATCCGATTTCATTGCCTAAGTTCTGCGCTGATTGTGCCGGCGCTGCCGAATCCTTCTTTTTATCCAGGAAGCGCACGCTTTCAGCGATAACCTCTGTGGCCCAATGCTTTTGTCCATCCTTGCCGTCGTAGGTGCGGATCTGCAGCCGGCCATCGACCGCCGCCAGGCTTCCCTTGGCGAGATAGTTGGCGCAGTTCTCGGCCGATTTCTGCCAGACGACAATAGGGATGAAATCTGTTTCGCGTTCGCCCTGGGCATTACTACGCATCCGATCGACGGCCAATGTGAATTTTGCGACCGCCACGCCATTTGGCGTATATGTGAGCTCTGGATCCTTCGTAAGCCGGCCAAGAATAATACAACGGTTTAAGCTTGTCATTATATAATCCCCCTTTTGCATTGATATCTTCTTGTGGAAACAAGCGCGGTGGTGCATCCCATTTCCCTGGCGATGTCAACATTTCTTTGGCCGGCGTTGAAACGCACTTTAAACTCATCAATCCGCGCATTAGATTTACCCCGCCTGATCGGTATGCCGTTGCGGTTGAGTATTCTAAACACCGTTGTTCGGTCAATGCCGAACTCGCCGGCGACATCCTCGACCGTCTTGCTTTTATTTTTTGTGTATAACTGGATTATTTTCCCGGATGTTTCCTTTGAGTGAAGATATGATTTCGTCTTGCGGGCACCGATTAAATAAGCGTGCAATACGTTTTCATGCTGGGTACACCATTCGAGATTTTCAATCCTATTATTAAGCGGGTTGTTATCGATGTGGTTTATGTTCGGCTTGTTGCCCGGATTGTCTATAAATGTCATGGCCACCAGCCGATGCAGTTTGTAATACTTAAACTGGTCTGTTTTGATATCCCGCAGCCGCACCATATAATAGCCTGTTGAGGTTACGCCGGGCCTTAGTATTGTTGGAACATGCCTCCTTCTTCTACCGAGGCAATCGACAACCTCAAGGAACGTTGATCTAATACGGCCCAGCGAACTAACTTCATATCTCCCGTCATATCCCTCAATGGGCCTCCATTGTTCAACTTCTCCCATTCTTCACTCCTTTTTTAATTTCCATATCTTTGCGATATCAAGATCCACCTTGACCGGCGCCAGCTTCCATTTCTGCAGGAAGGTTTCCCGGCCGATATTGTGGCATTCTGTGTGGTGTTCCCGGCATAATGGCAGCGCCCTCATGCCCAGGTGGATGATCTCTTTCCGGTTACGTCCCATGCCGACCGCATCGGCATGATGCAATTCGGCTTTCTGCCCGCAGCACGCGCATTTTTTCGCCATCAGGCACATATAGACGTATTTCGTAATGTCCGGGGTGAATCCGGCGAGATTGTCCATCGTCGGGATGCTCCATTCGAGACAGAACTGGATCAGCAGCTCGACCAGCTCGTTCGCCGTTGTCACGCTGCAGTTCGCCAGCGAGAACCAACCGCAACCGGTCCTGGCCACTAACTCAGCCTTGAAATGGTCTTTCAGTTCCTCGCTCAGATGGCCCGTGAAGGCCGATATGTCACGGAGCATGGCGTATATATACCGCCGCTGCTGCGCGCTGATCGTCCGGCCGTCATCCAGCCTGATTTCAGCCTCCATCTGTTGCTTAAACACCTTCGCCGCATCGATTTCGGAGAGGGGAGCGACTATCGAAAGCGCCTTGCCGTCATAGTCGATAATGTTGCCTGCGATAATCACTCCCGCGCCTCCTTAAAAAATCGAATCAATGGATTCCTCGACGATTTCCGGCTCAATGATTTCCGGCTCTTTGTGTTTCGGCGGCTCCTTGACGGGCTCCGCAATGTCGATGGGAGCGGTTTCCCGGGGCGTATCAACACCCATTTCCTCAGGGGCATACATTCCTTGATATCTGTCTGGAAAAGCGTCCCTGAGGGCCTGCATGAGTGCCACTTTGCGAATCATAGTCGCCGGCATTCGTGTCCATTGAGCGTTCACGCTTCCATCTTTTTTCCGGCCGACATATTCATCAAAAGAAACCGTGTGTTTGAGTGGCTCCTTCCAGTTTGACTTAAACACCATTGCCCAGCCGCCAACCAGCGTTTCGTCCTCAAGTATCAACGTTCCCTCACGCTCGATCAACTCGCCGCCTTTATTGACCACCACAACCCCGGCCTTCCAGCCTTGGCACGTTTCGATTTTCTCGGCCCGCTTGGTAAAGACTTCCTTGCCGACAACTATCGACGCAGGCTGATCGCCGAACTTGATGAGGTATGCCTCCCGTAGAAACGGATTCAGCTTTTGATACCGGCAGAGGTTGAGGAACATCACAATTTCCTGATCTGTGACATTGCCGCCGCCGCTGACGAGATAATTCTTAATGATTGTCGGGCTGAGCTTTACCTTTTCGCCGCCGCAATCATATTCGACCGCCTTATTGTCGAAAGCGTCGGCCTTTGCCAAACTATTCATGACCGCCATCTATCCCACCACCTTTTCGTATCTGATGCCGTTCTGGTCGATAAAGGCCCGGAGCGCTCTTGCCTGTTCCATCGTGCAGACAAACCGCAGGGCGAAGGTCTGTAAATGCGGCGCTGCTTGGACCGGGGCCTCTTGGATCGGCGCAACATGCTCCAACATTTCCTTGACCGGCTCGGTTTTCGGCGCTTCGGCCTGTTTCGCTTCGGCGATTCGGCGCTTGTATTCGGCCGCGGCTTTTGCCTGTTCTTCCAACCGTGTCTTTTCGGCCAGCGCAGAGGTCATGTCCAGGGTGCTCAGATATTTATCCATCATGGCCTGCTCATACTCGCCGCCGATGGTCGCTATCATCTGAATGTCTTTCTTGGCCTTAAATACGGCCTCCTGAAGTTCTTTCTCGACGGCGCTGGGGGAAACGGTCGCGTTCAGCCATTTCTCGTTCCAGAAGCGCTCCAGCGTGACGAGGCCGCTAAAATCTCCGGCGATTTCCTCATACAGCGTTTCGATTTGCTCCCGCTTTTTGGCTTTCTCGGCCTGCTCAAATGACTTGATTTGTGCATCGATGCCGCCGGACACTTCGCTGATCGCGCCGGTGAGTTGTTTTACCTTGGCTTCAAATTCGTTATAAGGAGCCATGCACTGGGCCTTGATTTCCTTCTTGCGGTCGTCGATGGCCTTCGCTAGCCGGTTCAGCTTCGCCCGGTCTTGCTTCGCCTTCTTAATGCCATCCTCTGACACAATGAGGTTTTTATAGTCTTTGAGCCCCTCCGCAAGCCAAGCGGACAATTCCTCGAAATTAAAGTCGATGCTTTTAAGTACCTGGTTCTCGATATCTGTAGTGATGATCAGTTCTGCTCCCATTGCTCCTCCTTATATTTCCGGCAGCGCCTGTGGTGGCCGGGTGTCCGTTGTAACATAGTGCCAAAACTCGATTTCTTTGTTCAGCAGCGTTGTGAGGTCGAGCGTGACATCCTCGCGGTTTATCCAGTATTCTCGCTCCGTGATATTCAACTCTCCGTTCTTACGCCAGCGGATCCTTGCCTTGAGGACGGCGAAATCCCATCCGGTGGCTAAGAGTTGATGGAGCAGCTGCGCGTAGTAGTGGCCCGGCACCCGGCCGTTCCATTCGTCCCATTGTCCGGACCGGAGGATCTCCGTCGTTTTGCCCTCATAAACACCCTCTTTGCAGTTATAAAGGATCCGGCCGTCCAACGTGGCGAAAAGCCAAGGATAATTGATATTCTGAACCACGTCGAAATCCTTGTAGGTAACTCGCAGTTCGGGATGGTCCAGCGCGAATAAATACCGGACAGGACCCTCCGCTTCGATGCCGTACTTTACAAAAGGCTTGTCAGAAATGTCAACTATACTTTTACGTCCGGTCTTTATCTGCCATAGGCCATAGTTGCTCATGTAGGGAGAACATCCCATGATTGCGGCCGCCTCAGACGCCCCGATGCCATTCAACCTAGCCTTTAACCACTCTTCCCTGTTCAATCCGTTACCTCCGCAGCCCGCTTGAATTCGGCCAGATCCTGTTCATTGTTGACCTTGGCCATCAGATCCAGCGCTTTCTGCAATCCCCGGACGGCTTCTTTTTGGATCACCAGCTCTGCGTTTAAGTCGGTGACTTGCTGGATATGGCCCTCACAGCGCTTTTTTGATTCGGCGATAATGCGGGCCGTATCGTTTTCCCTCTGCTCGAAGGCTTCTAGGTGTTCCCGAAGATCCTCGATCTCCATGACTTGCTTAACAATGATGCGATTGTATTGCTCGGCGCTGATGATCATTTACAAACCGCCTCTTTCGTGCTATATTTGTGTTGAAATCTTTCTTCTGCCGCTCGGGTCTGCGCCAACAGCCCGGCGGCTTTTTCTTTGCCCATATCGACGGATTCGACGGTTCGCCATTCCCGATACCGGATCCCGTTCATAATCACATCGCCCTTGACCAATTCGTCCACTGGGCAGCGGCCGAAGCCCTCAACGTCGAAAAACCGGTTATAATTGCACCGCAGAGTTGTTCCGTCTGTAAAATGGATCTGTACCGGCATCAATTCAACCATTTTCATCCTCCTCCACCTTTTTGTTGAAGTACTCAAGCGCCTCGTCGATCGTTTTGAAATAGTGCCCCCAGTCCCAGTAATTGTTTCCCTCGATATGCCGCCCGGGAACGATGAATGGCTCAAAATTGTTGTTTGTGCGGCAGATCAGCGCCCGGCCGCCCTTTCGCTTGAGCACGACGCAGGCGGCCCCATTGTTGACAAATGCCTCCATATTCGCCCCTCCTTCGTATTTTTGTAGCCTCACAACAAAATGTCGTTTGTCTTTATGTGCCGGCCTCCTTCCGCCGAGATTCGCCATGTTACCGACGAGATCACTCTCCCGGCCTTTTTGCCGTACCGGATCAGCTCGCCGATTCGGATTTCCTCTGCTTCGACGGCCCCAACGCCATCGACCAGATATTTCGCCGAGGGATGGCTGCGCAGCTCGTCGCAGTTGTCCAGGCGGATCGTTGTACCAGCGCCCATCATTCGCCCTCCTTGTTCAGCTCGTCAGCAAGGGCTTTCGCCTCATCCTTGCTTTGCATATAGGCGCCATAATATTCACGGTTGCCGGAATGGTCGACTGCGCTTGTGTCGCGGATCCGAAACACTTGATACATGGTTTTATCGCCGATCGGATTTGATGTTACCTTCCAAGGACTTTTCATATTGCCCCTCCTTTCACAGTGCGCCGAACATTATGATTGCCTCATGCACCCCGGCCGCCAGGAACATGCCATAGAAAAACCCGAATGCGATCAATGCGCTGCCGATGATGATTTTCATATCCTCATCCTTTCTATTTCTGAACGAGTTCCATGACAGCGTGGATACTATATGCCTCCGGGCACATCGCATAAAGGAACAAGTCGTTGAGGCTAATCAGAAGCGCGGTTGCGATCGTTAGCGCCACGCAGACCACGACCAGCCGCCTCATAAGGACGTTTTCCTTAATATCCATCAGCTCGCTAAGGGGGAAAAAGAAGAGAAAGCCCAGAAGCCCATATATGGCGCCAAAAAAGGGGAGCAACAGCAAGAACCAGCACAATATTCCAGAAATGGCGTCGTATTTGCCATACATCAGGATATATTCCATAGCATGGGCTTGGACAAAATCAGCCGACGTGTTAAAAATCTGTGCCAATTTCTCAAAAGCAGGGGTTAATGATGTAATCAATTCGTTCATATCGGTCTCCTTTTCTATCGTTCAATGCCAACTTCCGACGCTCGGTCGCGGAGCTTCTGACTGGCCCGTTCTTTTCTTGCCCACTCGATTACCGGAACCATGCTATCAACCACCCTGGCAAGCCTTTGCAAATCAACCTCACCCATTCCAAATGTGTTGGCCGTTTCTTTCACGGGCGCCACCGGGGCCAGAGAGCCGATCAGCCCTTTGACTTCTTCTAATTTTTCTGCAAGCCTGGTGGCCTTTACCATTGCATCGTCCAATTCCGTTGTGTCCACATCGATTTTAACCAAGATGCCCTCGTGCGCGTTTTCCATGTACATCCTCCTTTTCTCGTTTGAATTTCTGCGCCGCTGCGCATATACTGGAACCAGATTTTGTAATTAGGCGGTGTTTTATGAAGGATTATTTAATGACAATTGTTCTAGGCGCGGCAACAACGCATGCGTACAATATGTCCGCCAGGTCTATCGCCGCAATGAAACAAAGAGCAAAAGAGATCCGAGACAACGACAAGGGGCCGGGAATAGATTATTCGCCGGAATATGT